TATTATTTGCCCCGTCAATTGTCTTGTTTGTTAGTGTTTCAGAAACAGCGCTTAGATTTGTTCCATTAATCTTGTATGTTTTACCACTTGCAAGATCAAAGTTTTCTGAAGATGTCCAAGAATCTGTAGCATCTACCCAACTAAGAGTCTTATCTGTTGCACCCTTAAGAGTAATACCGCCACCATCTGCACCTGCATCAGTTGGGCTGGCTACTGAACCAAGAGTAAGGTTCTTATCATCAACAGTGATTTCTGTTGAGTTAATTGTAGTAGTAGTACCATTAACTGTTAGGTCGCCTGAAAGTGTAAGGCTTGTTCCTGATACCGCACCAGTAAAGGTTGCTCCTGATAGGTCTGCCTTTAGATCAAGCGCTGTTTGTGTTGCACCTGAAACTGGCTTACCTGCATCAGAAGTATTATCAACATTTCCAAGACCAACATCTGACTTGGTGATTCCAGTAGGAGTATTAATTACTGGTGATGTAAGAGTCTTGTTTGTAAGAGTCTGTGTGTTAGTTGTACCAACAACTGCTCCAGTTGCACCGTGTGCTTCTGTTGCATCTGTGTGACTTGCTAGGTCTGAATTAGTAGCCTTAGCATCTAACTGTGTTTGAATTGCACTTGTTACTCCACCAACATAGTTAAGTTCTGTTGTAGTAGCAGTGACTCCGTCAAGAAGATTGAGTTCTGCTGTAGAAGAAGTAATACCATGAAGAACGTTAATTTCAGCAGCAGTTGCTGTAACACCATTAAGGATGTTAAGTTCTGCTGTGCTTGCTGTAATTCCATCAAGTGTATTAAGTTCAGCAGCACTTGCTGTCAAATCTGAAACATTTGCTACCTGAACTGTGATTGTGTTGTTTGTATAAGAAATTGTTTTGTTGCTTAATGTTTGTGTTGCATCATTAAGTGTTACAGTGCCGCTTGCATTTGGTAATGTAATTGTACGATCAGCGGTTGGGTCTGTTACTTCAAGGGTGGTTTCATAAGCATCTGCTGTTGCACCCTCAAAAATAATGCTGGTCTCAAATGAACCAACTGCTGGGGCTGCTGCCCACTTAATACCACTCGTTTCTGCCGAGTCTGCTGTAAGAATATATCCGTTTGTACCTACTCCCAAGCGAGTAACGGTATTATCCGCACTTCCTACTAGCAAATCACCCTTAGCATCAACAAGGCTTTCTGTCAAAACATCATGACCATTAACGGTTGCTGTTGATCCTTCAACAACTAAACCATTTTTAATCTTGAAGTCTTTATTAACTGTTGCCATAGTTTATCTCTCCTTATGCCTTTAATCCCATACGTGCGTAACGTACAGTTACAGGCGTTATACCGACTACTGGAGTAACCGTTATGGATACTGTATTTCCAGCGCGGGAGACGCTAATGGTGCCAATATTCCCATCGTTGTCTATTGTTCCATATTCATTGACATTTACATTTGTACCGTCAACCAATATAGTCATTTCTGTAGCGTAATATTTATTATCGCCACCAGAAGTCTTTTTTATGGAGATAAGATATTTAATCATTCTCCATTCTGTTGCATTAAAATTATCAATTACTGTGGCACTTTCAATGCCGTTAATTGTTGATTCATTATTACCATCACTGCCCAAATCTGTTGCCTGTGCTGCCGTTGAATCAATTAAATCTTCATAATCGGCTTGAGTTGGGCGATCTCCTGTTTGAAACAGGGCTTTTACTGATGTTAATGAGATTTTGGACATGTCTAAATTATAACATAATTATTTTATAATTCTACAAAATATAATTACTTATGCCAATAATTTGTAGTGGAATTGGTGGTGCATTGTTTTGACTAAACCCTATAATATCTATATCTGTAATTCTTATTCTAAAAGGTAAAAGTTCATTAATTGTTATGTTTTTGTCTACTTTTTCTTTAATAGAAACTCTAGCATAATCTTTATCATTAAACTTTACGCTTTTATATCTTGACTTTTCTTTTAAAGAAACAGAAGCCATTAATCTGTTACGTCTTCTAGAACTACCATCTTTCCTCTAGCAACAGTCCAAACTCGTGTTGCATCAGATAGTTCAATATCAAAGACATCTCCAGTTCTTAATTGATTAGATTGATTAGATGTTAATTTAACAGTAAATTCTCCATCTCCATCATCCCCGTCTGGAGCAGGGGTTAGTGTAAATACTGTTCCTGCATCATCTTGATCAAAATCATCTGCATCATCAGGTCTTCTAAATTCAGCACTAATATCCCAATCAGCAATTACCAGTGGAATTTTGGCATCATCTGTAACATATACCCTAAATGCTGCTGTATCGCCCTTTACGATAGTCCATTTTACTAATGGCGGGGCATCACCAATATCATAAGATGATTGTCCTGAACCTCTAAAATTAGCCATAAAAGAATTATAACATAATTACGTAAATACGTTAAGATTTGACAAAAAATAAAATTCTATGCTATACTAATAAGTAACACCATTAAAAGATGGTGTTTTGTTTTCTAAGGAGGAAACGATCATGAATAAATCGGCAATGATTGGCGTACTCTCAGGGGTAGCAGCAATAGCATTTTTTGCTAATTCCGCTGCAAATGCTGAAAATAATTTAAATTATAACTCCGTCTATGACGCAGACCTGACCGCGAAAGCGGTTTTTTCCGTTTCTAAAGAGGAAAATAATAAACCTATCAAAAAATACAAATATGGAACTCCTCTTGAAAAAGAAGAACTAATTAAGATATTAAAATCTGTAGGGTTTGAAGGATATGCTCTTAAGGTTGCTTGGGCAACGGTAATGAAAGAATCTATGGGCACTCCTAACTCTTGGAATCCTAATAGAAAAACTAGAGACAACTCTTATGGCCTATTTCAAATAAATATGCTTGGTGAAATGGGAGAAGAAAGAAGAGAAAAGTTTAATCTAAAATCTAATGAAGATTTGTTTGATCCAGTTAGAAATGCAGAGATTGCTTATCATATGAGCGATGGTGGTAAGGATTGGTCTGCCTGGAAAGGTATTACTTGGAAAACTAAAGAGTGGATGGAAAAGTATTCGAATTAATATTAATATTTTTATAAAATAATTTTGTATTAATCTCTAAAGAATCCAAAGTATGGCGGGAAGAACGGTGGGAAGAACGGTGGGAAGAACGGTGGGAAGAACGGGAAGAACGGTGGGAAGAACGGTGGGAAGAACGGTGGGAAGAACGGGAAGAATGGGGGAGCAACTGGTGTAACAGAATTACTTGCTGCAGATTCTAATGAATCTACAATAGAATTTCCAAGTTTAACTTTAAAAGTATAACTTGTTCCATTGGTTAAACCACTTACAGATATTGGACTTGATGATCCCGTTCCAGTTATGCTACTTGGAGTAGACGTAGCAGTATACGTTGTTCCAATTGGCTTTCCTAAATAATCTGGGGCAGTAAAAGACACACTTGCACTTGCATTTCCAGCACTTGCACTTCCTATTGTCGGAGTTCCTGGTTGATGCCCTGCACTTCCTTCGGGACCAAGTGGATGCAATGGCATATTAAGCCACCAAATCGCCTATTGCTACCCAAGTGTTTTCTGCACGTTTAATTAATGTACAAGAAGACCACTGTGATCTTAACTTAGCAGTATTTCCCGTTCCTTGTGGAGTGCAGTTTAATGTTACTCCAGCAGTTACGTTGATTGTTGTTTGACCAGCCCCAGTTTGTATAATAGTAACTTGTGATCCAACAGCAAAATCTCCATTGGTATCTGAATTTAAAGGAATTGTTAAGGTATTTGCAGAAACATTATTCATTTCAATAATATATCCATTATCTGCTTTTACTAATGAATATGTTGTTCCTGTTTGTGCATTTGTAGAAAAATTTAATGGTGCTTTTGTATCTTGCAATGTTTTTACTGTATTTGCTGTTGCAGCCTGTGATGTTGATGTGCTACTTAAAGTATCATTTAATGGAAGTGCTTCCCATTTTATACCTAAAGTTTGTGTGCTATCTGCAACTAAATAATGTCCATCACTACCAACTGTTAAATTATCTACAGATGTTTGTTTTACAGATCCCGCTGGAGAAACTGCTGCAGAGGTAACGTTTGATGCTATTTTAGCATAAGATACAGTAGTACTTGTTTTTGCTGTAACTGTATATGTGCCATTAAATGTTGCATCAACATCAGTTACAACTATTTTATCTCCTACAATAAACTCATGTGCAGCAGATGTTGTTAGTGTTGCAACATTTCCAGTTAATGCTTTATTAGTTACAGATGCTGTACTTGTTAAAACTCCAACAATTAAATCACCTTTTGCATCAATAATACTATCTTCTATAACATTTTCAAGATTAATATCAATATCATCAATTCGATCATCAATTGCATCTAAATAATGTGCAATACCAGCAGTTGCATCTCCTTCTGGCTCTGCTTCTTGACCCCAATGATAATATTTAAGAGCAACCTGAATATCTGCTGGATCTGCCATTGCTGGAATTTTAGCAAGAGGATATTTACTACTACCTATATTTGATGCGCCCATATAGGTTATTATAACATAAAGTTGTTATGAAATAACGTGGCCGTTGTCTTCTCCAAGACTTATTGAAAGCATGACATTATATTGCCCAGAAAGATTTGTCCAGGTAGTTTCATCTAAATATTTGGCTTTAATTGTAAAAGAAAGGTCTGTTCCAGACAAAACTGGTTTACCAATAACAGAAGAAAGAATATTGTATTGAGATACTTTACCCCTAATACTGTGATGAATTACAAAATCATAATTTCCATCTATCTCTGTTAATCCAAAAATATCAACAATGTCATATGTAAACGTAGCAGAGCCAGATGCAAATGTTGCTCCTTCTACAGTGTGATAAGTTGTTGGAGCAAATTTTCCAACAATTGTCCATATTGAATCTATATATTGATAAAGTTGCGAATTAGAAACATCTAAATATAAATCATTTGCTAATGGTGTTTCTGATATTGTTGCTCCACTTGGAGCGCCCGAACCAACAAACTGCTTACTTCCTCTTGTTCCAGTTTGTCCAATGTCAACAGAAACATTTATAGTTTCTACTGGTCCAAAAACAGATAGTTCTGGATCTGAAACAACAACTTCTGGCATTATACTGCTCCAGTAACATCATCTTGAACTGTAATTGTTCCAGTCAATAAAGTATATCGAAGTGCTCCACCATTATAAATCTCAACATCATAATAATATGTTGAACCACCTTCTAACTCTCTTCCGCCATCTGGAGTAATTGTGCAAGTGATTGTGTCGTTGCCTGTATCAATTGATGCGCCCAAATCTGATGATCCGTCAGAGGTTAAAGACAATGTTGGGCTTGCACCCCTTGAACTTGCTATTGTAAAAATTGCATCTCTTGTTGGAGCACTTGTTTGTTTGTATGGAGACAGATCAAATGCTACACCCGTAGAATCTTTCGGGGAAATTACAAAACGAAATGTGTCACCACGATAATAATCAAAGTTATATGTACCTGGAAATGCCATAGATTTATTATACCATTAAGAGATGTGGACTAAGAAAGATTTGACCTTTATTGCAGAATCTAGATCAGTTCTTATTTGTGGCACAACATTTCCTTTTTTCATTTTTTCATTTATTATATATAAGGTTTGAGTTATTGAAAAATCATAAACATATTTGTATTTTAAATTAGCAATAAACTCAGATGTATTAATTGATGGAGCAGAGTATGTTCTTAGCCAAACCTCAATATTGTTGCTAAAAGTCTCAAGTTCAAAATTATATGTAATATCTACTTTTGTGCCTAAATCAAGTTGTCTAAAATTAAACTTTTGATTTTCTGGGTTCCATAAACTTACTTTTCCTAACGGTAAATATTTTTCAGTAGTATCGCCTTTTGAGTCATTTAATAAATCTACCCATCCTTCATCACCTTTATCTAATGCCAAAAATATTTGATGTTGATTTTTATTTTCATAATATGCCCAGCCAGTTTTAACATTTGGTATTTCTGAACCTTCTTTAGTTATATATATCGTTTCTCCAGGAGCGCCA